CCTAGAAGCAACAGCAAGATCCCGCTGAAGCAAGGCTTCTAGATTTCAATATGGTTTCCCGCCTTTCGGCTATTGGCTTTGTGAGGAGCCCTCCTGGTTTAACGCACCAGGACAACGTCTTCCAGCACCGTGAGGGTTTGCGCCACGGCACCAGGTGTTCAACACAAAACGACCACAGTAATTTTTGTTTGGTTTGATGGAGCGGAGCGTCCCCCGAACTTGCCGATGACCACACCAACGCGGGACGCTACGTTGGATACGACAAGCCTGGCTCTCCCCTCTCTTCTTCTAATTTTGTAGTTATATGTACTGCGTAGTTTATAGAGTTGCTACAGCCTCTCTGCGGATTCAAACTCAATGCCTACGTCACCTGAAGATTGATCGGTGTGACGGTGAGACTGGCCTCAGTGCAGGCGCCCGTGAGTGTGCCATTTGGTACAACCACGGTTGCGGTAGCATGCGGGTCGGTGATCTCAACGCAGAACACGTAGAAAGCGCGGTTGAGCGTCGGGGACGAGCCGCCCAGCACGTTGCGCAGATACGACGTCGTGCCCGCTGCAGGCAGGAAGTCGACAGCTACACAATTCGTGCATGTTGGGCCGCCACTAAGGTCAACAGCTGAAAAAGTCGTTGTGGGATTAAGTGACACCACACCAAGGTAGCGCCCTCTAGCGCCGGGGAAGAACGTAATTGTCGTGCCCGACGCCTCGACTCCAAGAGCCCCCCATGACGACACAGTGCCGTTGAACCAATTGCCCGACACAATCGTGCCGCCGGTCCACGAAATGGAGCGGGACTGATTCTTGCCGGTGACGTTTGTTTCCACCATCGGCTTCTTCAACTCGATTTCATACGTGACCCACAGATCGCCTAGCACGCCACCATCAATTTGCTGTCCAGACGTAGCAATGTACGTGCGCCCGAGATCATACAGCAGAACAGAATCCCCAGTGGGGACCGAGCCCGTTCGAACGTACTGGACGTTAAAAGGGTTCTCCTTGGGGTCACACTCAACAGGGTGGCAGAAGGACTCGCTCGGAACAGCCTCAGTCGCCCAATATTCATTGAGCATTTCGATTTTGTTCAGGGGAGCGGAGTCGTTCGACCGATAACTGGTTTGCATCATGACCGTGCCAAGGGCTGCGTTGGTGGAGGCCACCGCGCTACCGCTGCTCGGAACATAATGGTATACCATACCCTTGATGCGATACTCCTGGAACTGCGCTGCCACCGACGACAACCAAGGAAAAACTTGGGTGTTGCCTGGGTTGATTTGGAGCTGCTTCTGGATGGCAAAATTCTGGGAACCTCGGATTTCGCCGAGATACTCCTTGTGCCTGATGACAACTGTCTGTCCGTTACTGTGCATGCCTGGAATCGCATCCGAGCCCCTCATAACTCGAGACACGATTGAATTGGAATTCACCGTGTAGTCACCGCTACCGAGCCACTTGCTCAGCGCGGCGCCGAGAGACGATCCGACAGAAGCACCAGCACCGGGCGAGCCAACCATGGAACCCAAGGATCCACCGGCAAACCCACCCAGTGCTCTCAGTGCGCTGCCAAGGCGTGTCATCTCGCGCTGCGTGGGGGCAGCGACGACGCGGGTAGGCTTCACTTTCTTCACTTTCTTCTTGATTACGATTGGCATTTCAACAAACGTAAAATCTAACTAACTATGGTCTAAAACTAAAATACACGACCGGCTAGGGGCGCTGTGGCGACAGGCCACGACACCGTAGGTTTGGACATTGCCTCGCCGTGGGTGAGCACCCCCTGCACACGGCAGGATAGTCGCAAGTCTCGATAATGGCTTTCAAGGGCGATCTGCTGTTCAGGCGTCACGCCGAAAGCGCGGTAAAAGCTGACGCGTGTGGACGGTTGAATGGTCTCCACCACAAGCGAGCGCTCGAACGTCATGCGTGACCTAAGGGAGTGGTGGAAAATACGGCGACGGAATGATATTCCGGCGCGGCTACCTGCGCGTCGGTACGTTTGAGCCCACTCCTGCAGAACAGGAACACCGGACCCCAACACACCTTCACACAGTCCCACTGCCATTAGCCACTTGCGGAGCACCTTCTCATTTTGAGCTGGCACTAGGCACATGGCGGCCTTCTGGACCGTCGTGAGGGGGCACCTGACCATGCGCCAAACACCGTTGACGCACACGGGCTGACTCTGGCAGAAGCTAACACGCTCGAACACATCGGTCGTCGGCTCGACCTCCATGCGGAAGCCGTGCCCACCGAAGTATGAGCTGATGCCACTGCGGAAGTGAGCCTCGTCTCCTCGGTCCATAATCACCACGCAATCATCACCATTGTTCGCGAGAGCAACGCGCAGGCCCAGCCGGCTGGCGTACGCGTGAACAAGCGAGCACATTAGTATGCAATTGCCAAGGGACGTGTTGAGATCGCCGGATGAACGCGTGCCTTTCATCGCGAACCGGAGAAGGCCGTCTTGGAAACGGGCTTTCCCGGCGTTGGTGAGCTGCTGCTTAAGCAGCCAACGCAACCTCTCAACAGTGCCTGTAGCACCCATGCCACCCGGGCTGTCATAAAACGCCATAGCTTCTCGAATGGAGCATCGCATGTAGAGCGCAAGGTAGAAACAATGTTCAAACCTGAGCGCAGCACACGACACGTGCATATCGAACTTCTTGGCGTCGAGCCCAATGGCAATGGGGTCAGCAAACTGCTCCCACTTTGTTCTAAGCGCATGCGCGGCACCTTCAGGGTCCACTCCCTTGATTACAGTCTTCCCGCCCCAAACGGAGTCGATGGCGTGAAAGAACGGCTCTTCAGCAAATTTGAGGAACCGACCGAGTTCAATATTGTACTCGGCTGAACGAGGGTTGATGACCCGTGGTGCTTTGTCAAGTGCTTGCTTCTCGAACTTGATAAAAGCGACCAACCTGGCGTGCCGCTTCGATAGGCCAAAGTTTTCCAGCCGAGCTAGCGCATCCTCGTACCTCCTCCGTTTCAGTCCCACATAAGCCCCAACTACCTCGCGGTGTGTGGCAGGGGAGATCGGCGGAATCAGCTTGACCACTGCGTCAGCGAAACCAGTTAACTCAACCTCATCGAAAGCACCGTCGTCCACTTTGAGTGCTGCCTCGAATACGCCAGGGGCCACTTCACAACGGAAGTAGCGCTCGGCGAAGGCGCGCTCACCATTTCGGACGGTGGCATCGTATACTCCAAGTTTTGTTGGCGGAGCCGTGCCCTGTATTTGAACCCAACTCCTAGACTTAGCACATTTCCCGCGACGAGTAACGCGCAAACCCTCAAGGCGTAGATCAGTCTTAGTTTCCACACCTTGGACCCGAAGCGGGCACCACTACGCCACCTGGCGGTGGCGCCGGCGCCAAACACGACGCCGTGCCACTCCAAGTGACCCAGTGTACCCACCCAACCCGTCAGCAAACTGAATGCGGTGGAAGTACGCCACCAAGCAGGGCAACAGATAGAGCTGCACGTGCTCCGCGTGCAATCCGCGGTCTTTCATGACCCGCAGGCACGTCCATTGCGCGGCCTGGTAGTTGGCTTGGCAGTCGCGCCGCACCGATTCAATGTCTGCATGGTTGCACTGCGAACAACACACACCAATCTCGGCGCGCATTTCCGCAACAACCTTGCTGACAATGGGTGCTGACACCACCGCCTGCTTCCTCCGCCACTCCCTCTTGCCGATTCGATTGCACCCCTCTTGGGCGTCGGATGGCGCCTCTCGCCCGGCGCCACACTGTTGGCTGGTTCCGTCGACCGCGGCGACCACCCCGTGCTCAACAGGCACGGCAATGTCCCCAAAGCGGATGGTGTCGCTCGCGACAGCCGGCGAGACCGGGGTTGCGACAGCAACCTCGATGTCCCCAAACATGATGCTCACGGATTCCTCCACTCGTTTCCCAGTGACTTCAACCCCGACGGCAGACTCAGTTCCCCTGTCGGCGGCACCATCATGTGCCTGGCCCGGAGCCGTTTCAGACTCCACCGGTGTTTGTGCGTCATCAGGTCGCAGAACATAGCCAACCTCACCATGTGCTGCTAGCAGCACCTGTAGGCTGGCCTCACTACCATCCCCGTAGACGACCCCATGCTCATTCTCCACCTCCTCCTGGAAGGCGAGCTCCGCATCAACCATGTCCCACATGACATCGGATCCGCAGCAGCTCATCCACCAAGGGACGGCGTCACCAACCGCTTGGAGCTTTTCATCAAACCACCTTTGCACACGCGCAGATAACTTCGGCTTTGGCTGGTCAGGCCGAACGATCTCTTGATAGCTCGAGTGCATTTTGTGCCCGTGTAGGAGGACTTT